TACTTGCGACTCAAGCTCTGCGTATTTAGGAATGTACTCTTGGCTAAGAGCAAACAACTCAGGAGCAATTAGCCTCTGTGCTGCAAGCGTTTCTTGAAGCTGTTCGGCGTAACTTTTAGTTACGGGTGCTGGAGGTGCTGGTGCCTTTTTCTTTGCCATACAAAAATCTTTTAGTTAGTCTTGCGTCCCATTCAATGAGCTTGCCTCTACGGAAGGCATACGCTTTCGCCATCTTACGATCAGTTCTAATAATTTCTCGTAGCAATTCCCTGCCAGCTTTTTTGCTGTCAGCATAAAGAACATCCATCCTGTATATATCGCTTTCAGGCTGCTCCCACTCAAAGTCATCTTCTTTGTCAATGATGGGATGAATGACAGCAAATGCTCCGTCAACAATAAACAGATTTCCGTGAAGCTGGTGAAATGAAAGGTATTCGCGCAGCACATCTGTGTCTGTAGTCTGAAACAGTGTTGGATGTTTGTGTGCGACATGGTTTGCAAGTTTAAGAAAGTCTTCCCATTTCTCTAGCGTCATTATGTCTTAACGATGAACCTGAGGGCTACGTTGGTTGGACGGGTTTCGCTGCCTCCTACTGAACTTGTAAAATCGCTGCTGCCTCCTGTGACATTTGCTCCTTGAATATAAGGGGCACCTCCATTTGGGCTTCCTCCTCGCGTGTTAGGAATTACATGCGCATGACTTCGAATCAAGTCGCCCTGAAGTGACCTAAGTTGCCTACCTGGATCTATGCTGCCTTGACTGTCCCAACCACGGACAAACTGACCACGCAGGTCTGGAAGGTTAGATCCGTAAATGGGAATAAGCGAAGCTGGAGATGCTTGCCCGTTCATTTCTAGCCAGCCAGATGGAATAGATGCTCCACCCCACATGACGACAGCCCCAACAAGTGTTGATCCAGCAGCGGCAGCATCAACGTACTGTTTAGTCGCCGCGCCAAGTGCTACAGTTGGATTTGCATTTAGCGTCAATGGGCCAGTCATTGAACCGCCAGACTTAGAAAGAAAAACAGCAGAAAACAAATCACGAATACTGCTCAGCGCATACTTAAACAAGTAATTAGTGCGTTCTACTATAACATAATCGCTAATTTGAGCGACATCTTCAATTTGAGCAGAAATAGCACCTGGCAACAATACAGCGTTATCAACATGGTTATTTAGGTTTTCAGCAGTCACCTGCGATTGTCCAGGAGTGCCGTAATTGACGTATGTCGTGCCTTTTTGTATTTGTAGTCCTGGCATAAAGTTATTCCTGAGAAATCATTGGTCTGTTAGCTGCTATAGCATAAACAGCAGCACTCTTCAAGGAAGGTCTTCCTACAATAAAATTAATTGTGCAGTCGATAGAAGCACCCCTTGCTGCAATCCTAGGCCTAAGAGTGCCGTCTGTAGTGCCCCCAAAGGAGTACTCAAGCACCGTCTCTAGCACATCTGGATCGTGTGTATTGGTGTCAATTCGCACAAAATCTGTTTGTACGTTGTTAAACTGGAACTCGCCGCGACTGTATCGCTTCTCCGCAGTTCCTCCAAACGTGTACTCTCTTGTCCGAACAGATGCCGGTATATGCACAAAGTTTTGCGTGCTTGGCATTAAGGTTGATTCCGTAATTTGAGTCGAAGCAGGGAATAGATCGAATGGCAAAACCGGCGTAGCATCGGAATAGTTAAACTCATCACCCTGCACCTGCTCCTCAGACAAGAACACGCCGCCAAACTGTGTGGCTCCCGCAAAGTTGGTAATTATCATCAACCGCCGCTGATTGATATACGCAGACAAGATCAAGTTATCTGCGAACAACCCAGCAGGATAATAGTCAATTGACTCCCATGCTTGGTTAAGCGTGTTGTAGATTAGGATCTTGTCGTTCCTAGTAGCCGAGCCAGTCGGCATGGCAATGTAGAAGCGGTTGTTATAGTAAGTTGCCACTGAGTTTTGAACAGTGTCAAAGTTAACAGTCTCAAAAAAGTCTGCAATTGGCTCGCTCAGTGGCAGTGTGTTGCCAAGCAGCTTTAGATCAAGCTGTGGCGTCAGCATGTGTACACCATTGGCAGATAGGAAAAACACAAACTGTCCAGCAGACACGATAGACCGTCTAGCAAGGCAACCAATTTCAGTCGTCACTACTGTCGTGGCGCTATTAGCCCCAGGAGGCGAATCTACCGCAAAGTTGTCCGTCTCGACATAAACAATATAAATGCTGTTGGTCATAAAGACCAAGAACTGGTCTTGTACCCATGGCAGCACACCTACAATCGAGTCATTCCCGCCAGTATTGATGACGAAGTTATTCAGCGTCGTATCGCACTGTTCACTTAAGATGTCGCCTACCAGCATCTGATAGTCGCCGTACTTAAGGATAAGCCGGTTCTGAAAGTACAGTCCAAAATCAGCGCATGGCACAGACTGCGTGATCCCTGTTACTGTAGTCCCGTCTATAGTGAACTTCTGCTGCGCAAACGTAACTGACGTTAAGCCATCCTGCCAAACAAGTGGCGCTAATCCACGGCGAGCCGTCCAGCCTGTTTGTGCAGTCCGAGTTGTGTAAGTTACTCCCGTGGTATTCTTATATTGAAACGTAAACGTGGTTGGGCTAGTCACCGTAATGACATAGCTGCCGGTAACGGCTTGTCCTGGCACGTCAGCGCCATCTGTGCGTCCAATTGTGACCTCGTCACCGTTAGAGTAGCCATGTGGCAGGGTCGTCGTAATTGTGATTGTGCCAGTAGCGCCATTAAGAATGTCACTGTTTGATTCAGTGGCAGTAAATGTCGTCTTGTCGTACTTGCCGCGAAAGATGTACACCTTATTAAGCGCCGTTACTACGTCGCAGATGCCGCCTATATCAATTGTTCTTCCTGTTGGAAATAAATATGGCCCATCTAATTCTTCAGGATCTTGCCCTTGAGCAGGCTTGTACAGATACATCCTGTCCGTAAAAACCAGTACAATATTGTCGTGGCCATTAGCGTCAACGTACAAACCAGAACCAACCATCGTCAGCTCAATAAGGTCATATTCTGTAAGCCGCTTAGTTCCCTTTCTTGGCTGGGCAATACCACGCTGCAAACGAGCGTTAAAGCTAGACTGCAAGATGCTAGGCTTCAGGTTTGCAGGGTCAAGACGACTCGCAAACCCGGTGAACATGTCATCACCTTCAGCCTGTATTTCTTGTGCCATTGTTAGTTAGGTGCAACCGTCTTTCTTACCGCAAAAACTGTAGGAAGCATGTAGCTTTCATTCTCAGGCTCTTCTTCTTTTTTGTCTCCAGCCAGCTTGCTCATCTTATCGACAAGCCGCTGTAAATCGTCGCGAATCTCAATCATGCGCTCTTTATGCATGTCTTCTACGCTGTCGTCCTCTTCTTCCTCCATGTCCTCCTCCTCACCATACCCACACTCTGAGCAGCAGCCATTAGATTCCATTGGAGACTCACACTCTGGGCAAGAACGCGCCTTTCCGTTTAAACTGCCACTGAAGATATCAAACATTGACTTGGGCATAAGATTAAGCGATTAAGGATTTCTTGGCTTCCCGGCGAGCGCACAGCTCACTAAGAGTGTAAGGAGTATTGTACTCAAAATGAGGCGCATCATAAAGCGATTTAAAGTTGCCACCCCAACGTAGCTTATGCTTTGCAGCTAGTGTCGAGGCTTGTTTGTGCATCATGTCAGCAATCTTCTTGTCCGCAGGTGTGCCGTCGTCCATGTACGCCTTGCCTTTAAAGACACCACAGTCAATAGCCAGTCCAAAGTTATGCATACTGGATCCAGCCTTGGCGTTAGTCACCTTTGGCCCTGGTGCAGTGCGTCCCTTAGCGTACAGCGCCTCTTGCTGCTCCCAAGAGCGAGTGCCACAGATAATCTTGTAGTCTAAGCCTTCCTTGGCAACCAACTCCTTTGCCTCGATCAAAAAGTCGGCAAAAGCGTCCCGTACTTCAGGAAGTAAAGTGTCTAGGTATTTAGCCGAGCGTTCGTCAATCATTTGTGCAGCAGTTTATAGATCTTCGCCAAAGTGTATACAATCGCAGCAATGCCGCCAACAATGCGGACCGTCTGTTCAATCTCGGACAGAGACAGAGCGATAGCAGCAAAGTTGACTCCCAAGACGGAGCCAATCTCCTTAAGGTCTTCGAACATTTCGCTTGGGCTTTCCATTGGTCTTAGGGGCTGATGGTTTAGCTGCGGGTTTAACTGGCTCTGAGATTGAACTAAACCAAGATAGCCACACATAGTTACAGGCTACTCCAATGTTAAGGATGAACTCAGTAACAGGCGGTTCTTGGTGTGCAAAGATGTTAGCTACGCTGCCACAGATCGTCACTGTAGTTGCAAGCTTGCAAAGATAAGAAGCGTACTTGTGCCTGTAAATAGCACTATCCTCGTGGCCAAATACCTTTAGCCACAAGTGAATTGCTGAAATAGCCAGGACACTATTTGCGCAGGCGTTTAGTAGGAC